TAGTCATCGAGGTTATTCTCGCCATCGTCCTGGGCATCAAATGATCGCGGCTGGCTACGCTTTTATTCGAAGGCACGAAAAATCAATTGGGCCCGTGGTCTAGCGGTTATGACGTCGCCTTTACAAGACAAAGACCTCGAGTTCAAATCTTGGCGGCCCCACCTCGCCCGAACGGGGCGACGTCCTTGAACGCGAAGTTGAACGGAAGCGGGAACCATAACAACAACACCTAATCTTCTTTTGCCCCGATTTTTATCTTTTTCGGTGGGTATTTTTCTAGAGAACATTTACAAATAGGGCAATAAAAAACTTCAGATCCTTCGGGCGTCCAGCGATGTCTGCACTTGGTACATTTGAGCTGAGTTAATTCAACAGTCACCATGCCGTTTCCCGATTTTTACTTACGTGGGCAGGGTATTTAAAGTTTTCCTTTAGCGTAAGATTAGCCGAAAACGTTAAAAGGCTGCATTTCCATTAGAGATATGGAGCTGGACACAATGGAAAAATCCGAATACGTGCTCGTTCCGCGTGCCGTGATTGAGGATATCCTGTCATCGATTCCCCGGCGCCTCACGCCCACGCCTTTCGACCCTGATGTTATACTCCACGAGTTCGAACATGCTTGTTATGTCGACTACCGTTTGCAGCGTCGCACGATTGTGGAGCGCATGAGGCACGTCAAACGCTTGCTGAAGTTTTTGGACAAGCATCCCCTCGACGCGACCCGCGAGGAGTTGCGCCAGTTCCTAGATCAGAACGGTGCCATGAATACTGTCAAGGCCCTGCGCGTTCTATATAGCCGATTTTTTGACAGTAATTTAGCCGATTGTTTCAAGGTCCCTCAATCCCCATTCCGCGTTGTGATCGCCCCGTCTCGCGAGCAACTCAAAGAAACATACGACAACCTGGACGACCCCGAACTCGAGACTGCCTTCCTGCTGTTCGCATCGAGCGGACTCCGGAAACATGAACTCATGGAACTGATCTGGGCGCGCATCGACATGGAGAACCGCATCATCTATCCGAGTCGCCATTTTGGCACTACAAAATTTCAGTGGGCCACATGCTTCAATTCCGAGGCGAAAGCCGCGCTCGAAAGGCTGTCCTTGACCAAATCACCCAGCCCAAGCGAGCGCGTTTTCGATCTGAACGAGCACGTCATGACGCGCAAGTTCGGGAAGGCCAGCCCCGACGATTTCAAAATCACTCCGCAGGTCCTCCGCGACTGGTTCTGCTGCGAGCTCGGGCGACTCGGCGTCCAGGACAGATATGTCGACGCCTACTGCGGCAGGATCCCGAGGAGTGTGCTCGGGAAGCACTACACTGACTACTCGCCGGAAAGATTAAAGGAGATATATGGCAAAGCGGGGTTGAAAGTTTTGGGGAAGGAAGAAGTAACATGCAACCACTAAGTCATAATGTTCGCGTCGTACTAGCGGTAATCGCTATCTTGATTGTTGTCAATATCATTGTCGCATATATCAAGAATGAGGAATGGAATAAAAGAAATGAGAACATGGAGAATACAGACAATCTCAGTGGCGCGGCTTTTATGCCTTCTCAAGCGATCGCAGTCTCGCTCCGAACCGTTGCGCAGCTACCCATATCGGATTATTCGATAATTTAACACGCAACGGATCCACTCCCGTTGTCCCGTACTTCACGAGATCAAACTCAGTGATTGCGTCAAATTCTCTGGAGAGATTCTGCCTCGGCTCGGCAGAGTGGTGCAGACCGAGGATACGATAAGTCACATTGTTAATTCCGCTTGACGGCGCATTTACCACGACCGTCTGTCCAGCATATTTACAGTTCGGTTGGAATATCGCGGTTGTTTTGAGTTTCTGTGTCGGGTCCTTCCGATACGCCAATTCACTCACGGCCAGGGCGTCAAGTTGGAGTTGTGATTTGATATCCGTCCGCGTAATAGGAATCATCCGTTTACGATGTCCGCCCCAAGGTGTCCCTTCATCAGCGATTGCGGTGGCTGTAATACCGCCCAACTTTAAACCGTCGAGCCAAAAAATATCCCCGACTGCTGCGGGCGTATGACGTACACCCAACCTTGTCAAGTTCCATGAAAATGTTGAACCCGTCAAATAAATCCATCCGAGACTGCCAGAATCTACGATGTCTACTTCATTACCCATTTTAAAATCTATCTTATCCCACTTATCAGAATCGAGACCAGTCCAACTGTCTTGATTTATTATTTCGTTTCCGGCGTCGTCTTTTGCGTACATCCGGCAATATCTTGAAAATCCCGATCCATTGGGATGATATCTTACCCATGCAGTACAATCGGTTTGTGCGACTTCTGAAAGGTCGATTGTGTCATGGTTGTATTTTGGAAACTGAAGATATGTGAGACCAGCGCCCGTGTTGGTCCTTGTGCTTCGCACACTCGTCTTTCCACGTACAAAAAGTGTTGGTGTTGTCTCATTTGCCACAGTGCAGTTTGAACCTGTGAAATCAGAAGCATTCCCTTCGGTCCAATGGTCATCGGTATCCCCTGCCTCGATTTGAATATAATTCCTGATATCGAAGCCGACCTGTTCCCCAATCTCATCTATGCTAAGGATGTTATTGTCCGCGGCTCCAGCAACGCTCTTGAGGGTGACGTTGCTATTCGGGGCTGCGCTCAGGAGGAAAAACTTTATCAACTTGTCTTCGTCCCGAACGTAGAAATCCGCGTCTACGAGTTTTGCGATATCACAGAACCCGTCGAGCAGGTACTGGCGTTTGAACTCATATGAAATATCAGGGAAGTTTTCCGACCAAGTTGCACCCAACTCCGATTCGTAGATGGGGGGTTGGTAGAGAGCATCCGCGATGATGTCAACAACTTCCGTGTCGAGGTACTTCTTTGTATGGAACAGATTCACGAGGTCCTGCCCGTAGTCGCGCCCGAGGACTCGCATCAGGTTTCGGTACACCGCCGCGGGATCCTTCACATTCGGCAAGATGTCGTCCACGTAACCTTTCATCATGCTCGTGTTGTTGATTTTGAGTTCGACTGGATCCTGGGGGGCAAATTCACCGCCGTAGATGTTATCTTGGTTTTCGAGTTGGACTTCGAACCTCCCGATGCCCGCGAGACTCTCCCGGAAGATGTCAATCCGTCTCGCCTCTCGAGATGTTTCGTTAATAATAATTTGGATTGATGACGTCATTGCGGTACACCGCCCCTGTATGCTTCTGAATTCTGGCGAATGGTTTCTGCCTGTCGCTGCCAATCCGCATATTGACTCTTCTTGGTGAAGCCCCTCGCCTCCATTATCATCTTCCTGTATTCTTCAGCCTCTCTCACGCCCCCCTGAAGCCAATCGACAAACGCACGCCCAGCCATCCATGCACCCAAGATAAGAGCAATCTCCGGAGAGACGCGCAGCATCGTCCTTATCAACATGACCAGATGATACGCTTCCCTAACGCCCGGGAGTTGGGCCACAGTTCGCCGGACGAGAAGATTCGTGCCTTTGATATCGCTACTCTCGGCAACATCGATGGCTTCTTTCACATTTACTTTTGCTTCCTCGGCCGTTTCCTTGACGTCCTCGACCTCTCCCTTCTTGTCGAGGGCGCCCTCTATTTTTGCGATTGTTTCGTCCACTGAAGCATCGTCAACTTGTATGACCACGTTTTCGTCAACCATGATTCAGCCTCGGCTCGCCACGAGTTTTTCTTCATGAAGACGTGCTTCGCATACCTGCGCCGCATCGGGCCACTCAAGGTGGCATCGACACGGTGGATCCGTATGAACATGAGGGAGGATGAGGGCGTCTTCCAAAATTTCATAGAACGGGAATTTGGCGGGAACCTCAGATCCTACAAAGTTTCCAATCGCTTCCATTGCGAGACAGAGAGGGCAGACCCGTTGATCGCCCATGCTGATAAATTGCCAGTTCTCGTCCCCTTGAAGGGCCGCCCACCCGGTTGCTTCCCGATTTTTTACAACTTCTAGGAGTAAATTTAATTTTCCTACTATCTCCTGCATAGTACCACTAACAATGAGTTCATCTGACATTCTTCGCACCATTCCATTTTATTTCCCAATTTCCAGAGACGCCTTTGAGAACTTCTGAATAATGGCGAGCATTGCAGACTCTACAAACCAATTCCAAATCATCTCTGCGTCGTTCCCCAGTCAATATTTTATGATAATACGTAGCACGACTCCACGAGTTTGATTCCTTCCTACCCCCACCCTTTTTGTGATTTATCTCAAAAGCCGTCAAATCATCGCATCCACAATAGACGCATTTGCCACCAAAAAGCTCGATTACTTTTGATTTTTGTCTTTGGAAATATTTTCGGTTGTACTCTACTCTTCGCCTTCTGATTTCTGGCTTCCGGGCATATTGTCTTTGAAGTTGTTTACTCCGTTCTCTAACCTCTGGCCTTCGTTTATATTGTCTATGCCGTTCTTTGACTTCAGGTCTTTGATTATACCATTTCATCCGTTCTAGTCTTCGCTCTCTAATCTCAGGTCTATCCCGATATTTTTTTCTCTGTTCTTTGACTTCTGGTCTTTGGTTATACAATCGCCTACTCTCTCTAACTTCGGGTTTCAGCCAATATTTTGCCTGTTTATATGGCATGTCCTTCACCCGGCAAGACCGCAAACCCTTCGCCCTTTAACTCATCAATCCTCGACTGAATGGTGCCCGACGCCATCGCTGAGAGAGAAATAATTTCCGCTGCGATCGCCACGGCTTCGACCGTCGCCTTCATTATCTCCCCCCGATCGAGCGGCGGGCAAAGTCGCTCCATTACCCTCGCCTCGAGTTCATCCGCCTTCTTGGTACGTCCCTTTGCTCTGAGGAGTTTCAAAAATTCGTCGAAGGTCAGGTTCGACAGACCAGGCAATGGATCAACTCCACGCCGAAGCCGTCCGCGTTCCAATGCAGATCAGTTTGACTTCTACCACATAATTTCCAGATTCGTTGGTCAACTTGTTGGCGCCGACCCCGGCCACATACGTTTTTGTGGATTGATAGGTCAGAATCCTTGTCTTCCCGTCGGCGGATTTCTCGGTGACAACAAAGTAACCGATCGGCGAGTTCTCCCCGCCCATGACGATCGCCTTCAAGGATCCGCTCACGCTCGTGTTGTAGAATGCGGTGTATTCGTCTTCATTTAATCCCACGACGAGCTCCCACCAGGCGTGATGCCCCACAATTCCAACCGGAGTCACCGTGTTCGGCACGGTCAGAACGCTCACGAGATCTCCGCCAGGCCCGGACCCCATCGGCCTGTCGCCAAAGTATTCGATCGCGGTCAAAGTCGTGGTCGCCGAAGAAACCCCGATCCCGATGCTCAGAACCGCCTTTGGATAATCAGCCATGTTTCATCATCTCTAAACTTAAATCAGCGGAACAAATATTTATGCGCTGATGTATTGCTCCCATCTAACGATACATGTGTCTCCGTGCAGAAGCGTCGACCCCAAACGTTGAATCTCGGGTTGTTCGTTACTCATGGTGATCATGCTCCCGGAGTCGATGCTCTCCCTGATGACGCGCCTGACCTCATCCAAGGCCTTACCCAGGAGTTCGGTCGCCTGCACGTTTATCGTCCCGCCCAAGAGCTTGTTGATGACGCACGGCTGGATCCCGATGAAGTGGCGGTATCCGATCGTGTTTCTGCCCGCCTTAATCGGCTCCGTCCTGACCTTCTTGATGACGAAGATGATATCGAGACCAACGTCGATGAAAAGCGTCTTGAGGTTGTTTTCGCCCATCTCATAATCGGCCTCGAAAGTGGCATTGCGCTCATCATGTTTTATCATGTCGTCCGCATTCACCTTGCACGCCTCGAATGATGGATCGAACCACGTTCTTATGATGTAACGGGGCTCGGTCGACGTGAGGGGTGGAGGAGGCGTAAGGAAGGGATACCCATCGTTCGTTGTTGAATTGATATCCCAGATGTCGTCCGTTCCTTCGTCATCATACTGGGTTCCCACGAAGTCCCAGGGGACGGCCAGTCCTTCGCCGCTCCATTCCAGAGACGTATAAGTTCTAACATCTTTCATTTGTTCAGTCGTTTTTCCTGTCCCGAGGGCGCTTGTTGGTTGCTCAGATGTGTCCATGTCCCAGAAAGAGTTTTCCACACCTCCACTCTCATCCTTCCCGACGAGGCCGCCCACGTAACTGATGCCACTTACAACACCCATGGAGTAGCAGTTGACCATGGTTGCGCTTCCAATTCCCCCGACGAAACCACCGATAGCACCATTGCCGTCGACAGAACCGATAGAATAACAATTAACCACATCTCCCATAGTACTAATGCCCCCGGCGAAACCACCCACATAATCATGACCACTCACGTTTCCTGTTGAATAGCAATTGGTTACGGTTCCCTGCGTCCATCCGACGAGGCCGCCCACGTAACTGGCACTACTATTCACAGAACAAGAAGAATGGCAACTATCCATCGGTCCGTTAAATTCCCCAGCAAGGCCGCCGGCCATATCGCCTTCACCCATATCCCCACCACCAGTCACGGAACCAGTTGAATAGCAGTTAGACATATTTCCCTCCCCCACCGCCTCGTTCAATCCAATAAGGCCACCCGTATAATGATCCCCAGTCACATTCACATTTTCCAACCCCAGATTTTTCACGACGATCCCATTCGCCTTCCCGAAAAGACCGACATAGGGCGTGGCGGGTCTATTAATATATAAATCGTAAATCTTGTGACCCTGCCCGTTAAAGTTTCCAGTAAATTGGTTGTCCGCTGTTCCGACTGGTTCGAACCCGAGATAAGTTCCAGGGTTTCCTGGAAGGTCTTCATTCCAAGTCGAAGTGGTAGAGGCATCGATGTCGTTACCGAGGATATAATAAGCAGTGAGGTGATTTTTCATCGCTTGCAACTGGTCAATATTTTTTATGACCCAGGGATCATCAACCGTTCCACTGCCGCCAGAAAATATAGAGGTATCTATGTACAATTCCAATCTGTGGAGGTGGCATGCCCGATAAACAAGAACGCCGACTTTATCGGGTTTCTCTTCGATCTGCCGCACCTCGTAGAGTTTGGTGCCGTCTCGGATCTGATCGAGTTCAGTCACTGTGTCGCGGGTGAAAAAGACCGCGTTTTGAGTCATCACCAGGCCGGCGGCGAACGCGGGCATGTCCCCGGACTGCTCGACCAGCGTGCCGTCGATGGCCGCCTCAATGAATGTTGGGATGCGATGACCGCTGATGGGGTCTCTTATGACATCAAAGCTGGCGATCCGCCTGGTGAATGTCCGGGTCCCTGGTAGATCGTACAAGTTTATTCCACCGGATCGGTCACTGCCAAGAACGGAATTTCAACCAAACAACTGATGCGGTCCTCCGCCAACTTTCTCCATCCCTCGGCGTTGAGTTTCGCTTCCGTGTATTCACCGATGCTCTTGCTCGCCGGGTCGCGCAGCGCGCAGAGGCTGGCAGTAATGAGCATCGAGATGAGCTTTTTTATGTTGGACGTCCCTTCATCGAGTCCCCTCGCGATCATCTCGGCATCGGCGAGGGTGATCAGAGATCCTATGTTCGTGTCCGTGAGCGAAGTGTTGATTATCAATCTCACGTCACTTGCTTGACAATTCACCATTATTATGCACCCGCCAATTTCACGGCGATTCCGATCAGCGCAAGAATTGAGGAGATCGACGCACTGAAAATGGCAAGTTTCCACTTTAGACTGATTTCGTCTCCGCATTGCTTGGCCTTGATGAGATCGTCTACTTTTCCATTCAACCCGGCAATGTCTTTCACTATGCCGCCCCGCATGTCATCCCCGACCAACGCTTTCTTGACAGTGCCTAGTTCAGTCGCTACGCTAGACATGGCCTCTCGACAATCGCCCTTCGTCACATATCTCCCTTTTCCATTTGCCATTCTTTTTCGCCTCATGACTTTGTGATTGGGAAGGGGCCCGTGTGCCCGCGCCCCCTAAACTTGGTGTGTTCGCTTGGAAGTTGTCGCCCTATGTTCCGATATCGCTCAGTTTGCATAGCGCGTTCGCGTTGTACACGACTGGTAGAGCCCTGATGTAGACCTTGCCCCACAGGTTTTCTGACTTCTGCAAGACTTCTGTCTTGAGCGTCAGATCCTCTGCGGGAACGTACTCAAACATCCCCTCTGGGTTGGCCTTCGACAACAGACCCGTGCCGTTCGTCATGGCGGCCGTCTGATAGACCTCGCCTTGAATCGCTTCCCTGATCCAAGTGATCCAGCTGTTCGCAGACGTTCCAATCAATGCGAGCGCGTTGGTCCACTGTTGTGGATGCAATACAAGATTGTACGGCGGATCGATTTCGTCTTCCAGCATCAATTTCATCGCAGCCGTAATCGATAGCGGGATGTTTGTCGCGGTTCCCCAATCTAGATTCGTGGTTTCGTCGTTGCCTGCTGCCCTGTACAGCCCGTTTATCTCGTATGTACCGTTCCGCTTCCAGCCGTCCAATATGAGGCTGTTTTCCATCCGCGACGCCTTATATGTCGCAGACTCCGCCAAGCTCAAGTTGAGCGGCGTTCCATTCCGCCTTGACGCGTTGAGGTCCAGCTTGTTGATTTCGAACTCCTTGTGTATGTTCGGAATCTCGACATTTGTCCGCGCCAAGTTGACGATGTCCAGACTTTCCGCGCCTGGCCAACCATAGTCAATCCTGGCGTCTGATACCTCAGTCAGCGTGTTATAGCCGTATGTCGTGGCTCCCTCGCCCAGCGCTGCGGTAATCGGAAGCAGTTTGCGTCCGATCATTGTCCGTCTTGCCGCCGTGATTATCCTATCACGGAGGACTAGTCCCTGCTCCGTCGTCAGCGGTTCATCTGTTCCAACATAGCGTAGTTTGTCCATCTAGATCAAACTCCTAACCATGATGTCGCTCGATGCAACGCTGCTAGTCGTCACTGATTCTTCGGCTATCGCAACTGGCGTGTGACCAACGGTCCATTTGATAAGTTGTCCTGCAGTTGTCGCTACAAGCATGTCGCCCTTGACTATCGTTTGGCTCACTGCGAGCGATCCCACGATAACCATGCCGGGTCCACTCAGGACTGCTGCATGAACCCTCACGGAGGGACTACTGTCGTATCCCTTGTAGGGGGTGTCAACATCCGTCGGTCTGAATCCTTTCTGTGTCTGCTCGTACCCGAGCCAGCCGACCGCGGTGCCTTCCGCCGTGTTCACTATCACTTCGTTATCAGCGGCGCCCTTCATGACAAGTCGCCCGGCGTACATAGTCGCAACGGCTTTGACCAACAGGTACTGTGCCGTCGGACTTCCCGCAACCACAATCGCGTTGGTTGGCTTTGTATAACCCGAATCGGCCATTTTAAAGCCCTCCTACGTATTGCTTGGTAGCGGGATCCCAACGACCCACGGTCAGACCGTCGGTAGCTTTCCGCTCGTCAGATGATTTCTTGATGCCCGCGGCTTTCGATGTCACACCCGCTCTGTCAAGGCCGAGTTTTATCGCGTTGAGAGTCTCGATTGACTTCCCCTCGAGGTCCAGAGCCTTGAGGTTGGTTCTCTCGAGGATGTCTTTCTTCAATCTCTCCGCTTCATCAGCTGCTTTCTTGGCAAGCTTCTCGTTCGCCTGTTCCAGAGCGTCGGTCGTCTTCTTGAGCTGTTCCTTTGCCCCTTCCAACTCAATTTTTAGAGCTTCCTCAGTCGTAAATTGTTCTCCCATATTAGCACTCTCTTTTTTGGTATATCGTTTTATTTTGGGTCTCCATAACCCCAAAGGGTCTGGATTTAGTCGGGCACCCACTTCCCGAACCCAGATCATTTCCTGGGAGTTCTGTTACAGAAGTAACCATGATCACATCTCCAAAAGTTTGCGACTATGCTCCGTGACCTCTCTCGCCCGCGACAACACCGCATCCTCTTTCTCCGCGACCTGCTCGGGCTTCTTCGCCTCCGCTTGCTCTGTCTTGGCCACCTGCTTGGTTTTCTCTTCAGCGTCCACGGCCTTCAACACGGCATCGAGTCCGAACTCCCGCACGAGTCGCTTGGAGAACTCGAAATCCCCGAGCGCCTTGATCTTGTCGCAGATCGGACAGGGGATTTTATCGCCCAGATCCACATGCGGCTTCTCGATCTTGTCGCCCTTGTGTTCTCCGAGCCACGCCTTTGCCTGCTCCATCGTGAATTTCTTTTTATCAAAGAGATAACTCTGGACCCACCACTCATCTGAATCGGGCATGTGACAATAGATGGCTTTGATGCCGTCTGGAAGTTTTCCTTCAAAATCAGTCGTGCGGCATTCCATCCCTTCTTTTTTCTCACCGTGTCCACTGCGGATATAATTTTCAGCCTCTTCCCACGGATCGAGTCCAACCAGGCGCGGGCCCGGGAGCGTCTTGTCGGTGGCGTCCATGCCGATGCCACATAGTGGAGTCGGGCAGCGCCCCGCCTCGATCGGCGCTGCGAGATGATCAAAAAAGAAATTCGTTTGAGCATAATCGTATCTCGTGCCCTCAAACTCTCCGGGCGTCACGTCTTTCTCATATGTGAAACCCACACTGACGTCGGAGAGGTCCCCGCTCCTAATCCTCTCGATGAGTTCGGGCGATACGGGGGAACATCCATCTTTTCCTCGTGCGTGTTTGAAGAAGTGGATGTCGGCGACTATGCCCTTCCTGCTGGGTCGCCCTGTTTTCGGGTCGATGAGGTTCTTGACGAATGTGGGATCTGTGATTTTCCCAGAAATATCATTCACTTTTTGAATCGTTCCCTCGGCAGGATGATCGAGAATCTTGACCCATCGACCATCTACCGTCCACGCGGCCCTCTCGAGTTCGTCGGCCGGCTTGTACGCCATACCGTCCGCGTACTTGTGCACGATTTCGCTCGCCAGCACGGCGTTGACCACGAGTTCGTCGTCGTTGTCGGCCTTGATTTTCTGCTTGCCGAGACTGATGCGGTCGAATGCGATGAATCTATCTGTCAAAGACAAGTTGTTCCCTCAAAACTAAATCAGCGAAACAAATATTTATGCTGTGAAGGCGGAGTCCCTTGTTATGCTAATAACAATCTAAGCGCTCAACCTCACAAAGATTGCCGGTGCTACTGATGTTATCATGGTGGTGGTGGTCGTGGGAAAAGTCGCTGGTAGGGGGGCATAGGTAAAGGCAACGGATAGCCCGCAATGTTGCAGTGTGAGCGCGGTATTCCGCCCAAGCATGTTGATAGTGCTAGCCGACGCAATACCAGTAATGGTTGGGGCAACATTAGGGACTATAACCAACCAATAGAGAGTATTGCTAGTTAATGCCTGATTTATAGTTATCGATTTGACTCCCGCCGTAGTCGTATCAACAGTTCCCGCATCCAACAGTAAAGTTCCGGGGTAGCAAGTGCGCACCCCGCCCGCATCGGCGTAAATCCCCAACCGCGAAAGCCCCGCTTTCAAGGTTGTGACATTGATTCCTATCCGATCGAGGGTAATCGCCTTCGGACATACAAAGGGTATGGCATAAAGCGTATTTGCTACCAATGCCAGAGTCCCGCCGGTCGTTCCTGTCCCCGGGAATGTGTACCACGCCTCGTATTGCGTGGTTCCGTAATGACGGTAATTACTAAAATCAACTCCGCCACCACCTGGGAGATTTAATATAACTGCATTATGCTCTGGGTCGTCCGTAACGGTGGCTCCAGCACCGGTAACGTTTACTGCGAGCCTAACCCCTCTATCAACGCCGTTCTTTTGGAAATAGGTAGCCATCTTAGTAACCCCATATTACACTTTCCAGGCCTTCCATAAATAGTCCTGATTCAGCACTGCGGTGGTGTAAATGTTGGTCGCGTCCGGTGCTGCGGACTGGTAAGGAGACGCCCCCACTTCTAAATCCGTCAGCTGGACGCGGTTAGGTATTACGTTCAGGCCATGGGGAATGGTTTCCTGTGCCCCTGTGCCCGTGCGCGTCCCGCTGTTCTCGGTGGCCCAGCCCCTGTTGCTTCTTACTATCGTCCCCGTCCCCGCGTCGCTGAGGTTTGCCGTCCTGCCCGACAGGTAGAGGTCGTTGTTGATCACGAGGGTTCCGTTACAGGTATTGATGTTTATGTAGATGCCGTACTTGTGCTGGTTCGCCCCCCCTGCGTGCCTGACCGTGTTCCCCTGCACGCTGTTGTAGTTCGAGCTTCCATCAATTAGAATGCCGTCGTACGTATTGTCGGTGGTCTGAGAATTCCCGACCACGGTGTTGCCCATGATGGTGTTGTTATCAGAGCCAGTGGAGTCGATGCCCCACCACCCGTTGGACTGGATGGTGTTGCCCGTGATGATGTTGTTGTTGGATACACTAAGCATAACACCCGCTCTGACATTGGACTGGATGGTGTTGCCCGTGATCGTGTTGTTGTTGCTGGATACGCGGAGGTAGATGCCGTACTGTCCGTTGGACTGGCAGTTGTTCCCCGTGATAGTGTTGTTGCTGGAGGCGTTGAGCTGGATGCCGTGCCGTCCGTTGGACTGGCAGTTGTTCCCCGTGATAGTGTTGTTGTTGCTGGTACTGGTTATGTTGATGCCATCGGTGTCGTTGGACTGGCAGTTGTTCCCCGTGATAGTGTTGTTGTTGCTGGAGGTGGTGAGTATGATGCCTGTGTCGTTGGACTGGCAGTTGTTCCCCGTGATAGTGTTGTTGTTGCTGGAGACAGAGAGGAAGATACCGGCGTAGTCGTTGTCCTGGCAGTTGTTGCCCATGATGGTGTTGTTGCTGGAGGTGACGAGGTAGATGCCCGCATATCCGTCAACGTAAAGGTTCTCAGCCCAGCACCGCGCTATCGTGGAGTAAGTGACAGTCTCGAAGTATATCCCGTTCATATTTCCTGCGGTCTGGTTCGCCAAGTTCCCGTCTACTCTCAGGTCAGCCACGATGACGCGGTTCACACTCACGGCGGAGATCACGTTCAGGTCGGCGTCGAACCCATTCGGTATTCTGAGCACTGTCCCCGCGCCCTGCCCCATTAGAGTCGTAAGCGTGGCTAGGTTTATCGAAGCCGTTATGTTGTACTGGCCCTCGAGGAGCATGACAGTTCCACCAGTCGCGCCCAAAACTGTGATGGCGGCATTTATCTCAACCTGATCGTCGGTGCCATCGCAACGATAAGCCGCTGGTGCGAGCGTGGGGTCTATCGAGTTGCTCGCGGCCACGACTATCGTGCATCCACGAGTATCGCCACTGGTTACATCCCCGTCGAGGAGTATTTTTTTAAAAATCGGTGCCATCATCCCATCTCGGTCGGTTTTTTATCGCTCAACTTCGGGGCAAAGATTTTCTTCAGTTCGCCGTCCATGATTTCCTGTTTGAGCAGTTCGAACACATAAACAGCATCCTGCACACTCATCTTCCTAGTTACCACTAGCTCTGCTATTGCGTTATGCAAGCCGGCGCATTCTTCTTTCGTCATCGGTCTTCCACCTTAAGTCGGCGCTGTGCAGACATAGGGGTGAGTGTCCCCTGTTTTGAAATATACTTGTCCCAAGACCGGTGTCGTTGGGTCTGATGCTTGATTGTCCAAGGCTGCAGCGGTCAGTTGTTGCTTGCCGCAGTCGAGGGCTGCCGACAACGTTTCAATGTGTTCGCTTCCCACGGCATCGTCTGCGATTTTCGTGCCATCAACCACATCGGCTGCCAACTTCGCTGTTGCGCTTACCGAACCATCGCCCAATATGTGGATATGGTCATGTCTGGATGCGTCTGTCGCTACGCCTGCGCTTGCGCTTGTCCCGACATCATGGGCTGTCTCATCACTCACTATCGCGACTTCGTCAAAATAGGCCAATTTTTTCCAAATTGCTACCATGCGTTTTCACCTCCTTTTGATTTTTGGACAACTTCTCTTTCAATTAAATATCATCGAAACTTTTATTTATGGTCTAAATGTTAACTTCCACATAATTTTGATAAAATCGGATGCCGGGCAAAATGTCGCCGTCGCCCAGCGAGACATCTACCTCCAAATAGTTTTCGTTAAACCGCAAATAACTCGGAACGTATGCTGGGAAAGGATCGTTAAACTCAAGACCGTCCTCAGTCGCTTTTACTTGCGCAACCCTCCCTGATTGGCCCGAATAACTGTTAGGTACATCAGTCAATTCAATAAATTTAGTTGCTCCAGTGCCTCCGCCCCCGCCTCCGCCCATCGCCAGATGCTTCACCGCCAAACGTTGAAGAAAATCATCCGCATGATAGCCGTCGACCATGTCCGCATCGAGCCCGCTTCCCTTTCCCTGCGGCAGCGTCTTGAATATGAATCGCTTCCAAAAGGTCGGATTCTTCATCATCTCCTCGACGAACGAAGAGCCCAGAATCTTTCTGTTTTCATCGATGAGTTTTTGAATTTCGGATTCTTCTGACAATCAGACCACCTTGACTCCATACCGCTTTTCGATCCGTTCCGCTTCCGATGCATCTATTGGCGGGCGCGGAGCTGCTCGGATTTTCGCCACGAGACCGGCGAGCGATTCACGATAGACCCTGTCCGCTTCCGCGTGACTCATCCCTACTTTCACCCCGGGTGCGAAGATCCTCGCTGTGTGTCGATCGGGCAATCCGTCGTGCGCTCCTTCCGCACGGACGAACTCATTCAGCAAATCATTCAGCCAATTCAAAAACGGATCATCGCTCTCGAACTCGGGCGAGGCACTTGCAGCATTTTCAAGGAATCCATAAGCCATCTGTTTCACCGGGAGCAACGCCGCGAGTTTGGCCATGATTATTTTGTCCAACTCCCCTGTCTTTTTGAAGTTCGCGATCTTGGCCCACAATGACTCGAAGCTCACGTAAATTCACCTAAGCAATTTCGGTCGCTTCTGGTGCATAGAGTTCCCACCAATGCGCGCAGTTTGGATGTGCTAATCCTCCATACCAACTGGTCAACGCTATCGGGAATTCGCCCAATTTGAAATGTTCGCCCACATATTGAAGACAGATTGGGCAGATGTTTTCATTTATCGGTCCCGTAAACGTGAACTCCACCTCTCTCAAATTCTCGGTCGATACCCGAACAATAACTTCATTAAAGTGACCAAATTCTATGGATTCGCTAAGCATGAACAGGCGCATGAGGATTCCCTCGACGGTAGTCCAAAATCCCATGCTATTACCCCGTCAGAGCATCATCTAAAATTTTTATAAAATCGTTGACATAGTTTTGCCGTATCCTCAAAAACCGTGCTTGAAGTTCGGGTGATGGGTCCTTTATCTCTTGTGTTTTCACTCGACTGCGAACCCAGATAAGTGCCCTTTCTTCTTCAAGCTTGGCGAACTGGTCAATGATGCCCGCTGCCTCCGCGACCGCGTCGTCCCTCGTGATTTCCTTCTTCTTGGCCCGGTTCACGATGTTGGCAAGCATTCTCCCCAAAGCAGGGTGCGTCTCGTTCTTATCCGCACCCATGCCACCAAACGGCAGTTGCTGTTGCGGCTTCACGAGTCCAGGCACGATTACGCCCTCGCCGTCCGGCAATGCCGGCAGCGACATCTTGGCTCTGACCTCGTCGATCGACATATACTTCAATCTGAGATCGTTGGCCTGCTCCTCGAGGAGTTGCGCCTGGTTCCGCGTGGCCTCGGACGGCTCGAAGCCCGGCTTCCAATTAATCACGTAGTCGCCTTCATAGTCGACCTGCCCGCTCTCAATTAGCATGTCAAGGAGCTGACGGACGAACGGCTCGAACTTGCTCTGGAGCGAACTGATGACTTTGAAATATTCCCTCTCGTTGACCTCGCTGCCCGCGAGTTCGCCAGCCTGGGCCCCGCGGAGGATGGCCAGAGGAATTCCTGACCCTACGGCGAGATTCTCTAAGATAGGATCATAATACAACGTGGGATTGAGCGCGACGCCTTGAGCGCCTTTGAAGTTTAACTCAGCATGTTCGTTGTGCACAAATTTTGTTCGCGCGCAAATATCGGACAAATTCAAGTCCCACTCTTGGAGTTGCTTCGCCGACGCGCCATCGATCTTGATGTCAGGGAAACCACTGCCGTATCGATACAATGTCTGAGCCATGCCCCAACGTTCATTGCGGAGGCAGGTCAGATCGTCCCATATCGGGTCCAAGACTGAAAACTCGCCAAGACGAGTCGCGAGGCGAATCGTCCGCGACTGATGAACATTAATCTGTCGACCGCCACCCCGGTTGATAGTATAGACCGCAGGCTGATCGTATTCTTTGCTGTCGGGATTCGTGTTCTTTTTCACCGAGACAACATCTGTCTTTTTGTATACTTCAAGATGGTCAATTTTCGCGCCACGTCTCTTTATATTCCTCAAAGTTGCTTCCGTCGGCGCATCATTGAACGCAATCGCGATAAGACTGTATCCGAGAGTGCGTTCATAGATCGCCGCATCAGTGAAGATAGTCTTTGCGTTGAGTCCGTTGAGCACCGCTTGAAACTTGGCGTTGAGTTTCTCATCCTTGCCCTCGGTCTTGGGATCATCAACCTCGAACCAATTATCGAAGATATCCGCGGCGACCATGCAAGTTATTCGATTGGCCACTGGCTCTCTCTGCGCTGCCCATTCACGATCGGCGTCAACAATCGTGTCCCCGAAGCCGGCGCCTCCCGATGTACCTGTCTGCGGAATCCTGATGTCCTGATCCATGGCCCTATGCCTTGGTCTAACATCGACGGCAAATGGACGCGTTTTTAGAGATGTTTTAACTTTAGATTTTGGCATCGGCTCACTCTGATTTAACTTGCGTTGACGAAATATTTATGCTGTGAGAGAACTTCTTGACGCAGACGTTCTTGATCATGCACTTCTCGCACTTGTCTGGGAACACCCACACCGCTTCTTTCTCGCACCAATAGACAGTTATCGTTTGACCCATACTGGCACCTCACGCAAATGGTCTCTCCGTCAGTTCTGTTTTAACAGCCAGCATCGAAAATCCCGCGGCCACGGCGTCGACTTGGTCATCATGTGAACCCCGCGGAAAAATCTCGGCCTCGTCCAAAAAGTCGTTGATCCATGTGCCCCTGACCAATTTCACGTTCCCCGCCTCTGCCGCCGAACTCACCGGATTCGCCCTAATCTCTTTATCGCCCGTCGTCCTGATACCTCTGAACGTTTTGCCCTTCAGCACTTCGCGCGCGTAGTGGTCGATCATCGCCACGCCCGAGCTCCCCGGCTCCTCTTCCATGCAGATGTCGACGCTGGGACCGTCCATCTCCGCGGTCATTCGGATGAGTTGCTCGACCTGTTGCGGCGTTCCTCTCCTGCGCTGGATATCCACGAGGTAGTACACGCCGTCCTTCTCAGCCATCAGCGCCCCCGCCGTCCAGTCCGGGTCCGTGCCCGTCTTCGGCAGCGTCGAGGCGAGATCCCAGAAGCGCACCTTTTTCGCTTCGGCAGGATAACCGTCGACGATCGTGAACCATTCGCGGCGGAACTTGCCGACGTCGGGCCTAATCTCCCAATCCCCATGGCGGAGTTGTCTGAACGTTGCATGGTCAAGCAGTTGTAAATTTTTCTCATACGTTGTGCGATCGATGTGGGGGTTGTCCTCGAGCAACGCGGGAATGAACGCCCTGTTGTATTTCTGGCCCTCCACGATGAAGCGCTGCTTGACCCACTCATGACCGATGCCTCCCGGGTTTGTCGCAGACCTCACGCGCAGCGGAACGTGGACATTGGTGAGGCGGCGCAGACGGCACATGAGATAAGCATACTGGCTCTCTTGGAATTGCGTCAATTCATCCCAACCGATGCTCTGAAACGCCGAACTCTGATATCGATACTTGTCCTGTTCCGTCTCGAGATACCCGAATGTCAGTGTCGCTCCGCTCGGAAACGTCCACTTGTAATCGCTGCCGTTCCACTTCGCGCCCTTGTCGGTCAACCATTCCATAGACCGCGGGATGAGGCCTTCGGGAAGTTTGTGATCCTGGAGAGTGCGCCTGAAAAGAATCGCGTTGTATCCGGGCATATCGGCGAACTGGAGCGCAGCCATCAAGAGGCCATCAGTCTTTCCACCGCCAGCAGCTCCACCGTAAAGAACTTCGAGTTGGGGCGACATCAAAAACTCGGCCTGCTTCGCCGTGGGCCTGTGGCTCTCTGGAATCCATCTATTTTCCAGAATTGTTTTTTTGAACAGATCCAGCACCAATTCGCTCGGCGATCGGAGCATAGACTTTGAGCAACTCGACAATAGCGACCCTCCCTTCAATTTCAATTTTCTGCGGCTCCCTGTGGACTTCGCCGAGCGATTGCAGGATTTCAATTTTGTCGACTATCGCCCGCGCGACTATCTTGAGAGCAGCCGCCTTGCTCTGCGCGTTCTCGGCCTTGTGGTACGTCCGCCACGCCTCCTCCTTCACATTCATCAACTCGACCATGTTCATGTTAATTTCGTCGACCACGTCGTTCAGATTGAAGACCTTGCTCAGCCAGCTCTTGCGCCGGCGCCAGTCCTGCCAGATGGCGATCTCCGTGATGCCGTATTCCTGCGCGACGAGGGAAACCCACTCGGTCGCCGAGATGCCCCTGAAATGGAACTTGAGCATCTTCTTGCGGCGCTCGCTTATTTTTTCTTGGAATGTCTGCTTGGCCAATGCGCTATCCTGCATCTTCAATCAACTCCGCTTTTTGACCCGTGAACTTTTCCCAGCGTTGCATGATGATTTCGCAGTAACGGGACTCGATCTCCATCATAAAGCATCGGCGGTCTAATTGTTCGCATGCGATAAGGGTAGAACCAGAACCACCGTAAGGGTCAAGAATTAAATCTAGGTTATTTGTAGTGTCTTTCAAAATATCGGATAATAGTTTAATTGGTTTTTGTGCTGGATGAACTCTTTTTATTTTATTCGATTCGCCTTCTCTAAACCAACCTCGTAGAATACATCGATAAATGCGTGCGGGTTTTGGTAAGTTCGTCCAAATTAATTCACAATCCGATTGATCAATCCGTTCTGTATCTTCTGCCTTTTTATCCCAAACAAACCAACACGATGAAATGGGCAGTTCATTTGCGAAGTAATTGCCACCGAATATAATGATTTTTTGCGCTAAGTTAAGTAAATGTTTAGGATAGAATGGTTTGTCATCACCAATAATAGGGGAGAACTGCCCTTTTAAAACCCCACTTGATTCAACTGCTTTTATTCCGTACGGTGGGTCTGTGAATATCATGTCTGCTTTAGTGCCATTCATTAGGGTTTCTACGTCTTGTTTGTTGGTTGCATCCCCACACATCAATCGGTGGCCACCAAGTCGCCACACTTGGCCCTGCTTGCATCTCGGCACGACATCCACGTTCACCTCTGCGACTTCCTCCACGCCCTTCATCTTGTCGAGAATCGCCGAGATTTCTCGATTGTCGAACCCCGTGGCCTCGAGCAGCTCGGCAGGAATATCGTTCGTCATTAACGCGCCGAGTATCGCATCATCCCATTCGGCGAGCTCCGCGATCTTGTTGTCCGCCACGTTGTACGCCACCGCCTTCTCGTACGATATCTTCAGGTCGATCGTCGGCACAGTCGCCAGTCCCTTCTCCACCGCGGCGACAACTCGAGCGTGGCCCGCGACGATCAAGTGCCCCCCGTTGTGCTCAATCGTCAGGATCGGATTGGTGAACCCGAACTCCTCAATCGAGCGCACCAGTTTCTCTATCTGCGACCCCGGGTGCTTCTTCGGATTCTTCTCGAACGGCTTCAGCGTGCGCGGATCTCGGTCGATTATCTGCATAACATCACAGGCCAATTTCACTATACATTTTAGGGAACGTTTTATTTATCCACTAAAAAAGAAAAGAGGGCCGATGTGCCACATCATACATCCGGCCCAATCCAATCACTTTTTCTTTTTTGCTTTCTCTGCGTCCGCTTCGTAAGCTATCTTTAAACCGCCTGGATATTTTGGTTTTGGTCCAAGTGTTGGAGGTTCAGGCCTAGATGGATGTGGAGCCTCTATTATATTTCCTGCTTTTCCTTCGGCGATATGCCCCAGCGCCGTCCTCGCCATATCGAGCAGCATCGCCACGACGACCGCCATCTCCGGAGCGAGTCCTATGCTGGCCACGTTCACCGCCCCCAGATACATCGCCATCGTCCCCGCGAGCTTCCGCCACTCGAATTCCTCGATCACGTCGTCGCGCAGCGCGTTCTCGAGCCAGCCCGCCACGCAGCGGACTGCCCCGGCCACGATCGCCAGCACGGACGCCGTCACAAAAGTCATCACTTCAATCATCGCCACTCACCTCCTCGCATGCCGAATTTTAACAACATGAGCCAGCTTGTCGGAATACACGGACGGATACTCAAACGTGACGTCGGACTACTTCGCCGCGGTGATCATCCCCTCGCGCACCTTGACCCGCTCGCCACATACACACACATACACACTTTTCCTCCCCGGCATCGTCACCCGCTTCATCGGTTCGCCGCACATGTCGCAGAGTTGAGGTTTTTTCGTCATTCTTGGGCCTCGGAAGGGGGATTTTTTGGCAATTCGTTTAAATAGCCTTTATAAACAAAATTTCCTATTCGATGCGCTTTACGCGATTTACTGACATTTTTGCCATTTGGGCAGGATGATTTCGCAGGGTTTTCCGCCAATTTTAGCTCTTTCAACGCTTTTTTCCACGATACGCCATGCTCGAGATGGACATGGCACCGGCCTTTCAGCTGGCTTTCGTAATATGCCCCACAACGCTTGCATTCGTAGCCCATCCATCTCATCTCGATTTGCCTTTGGCCTTTCCAAGTGCCCATTCCTTTCTTTCTCGCTTTTCATCCTCGGCATGTTTTTTGAGTAGTTCACGGACGGACAACTCTTTCTTCTTCTTCGGTGCGGTCGGCAATTTCTCGGCAGGTAATCGTGCCGCCTCTTGAACAGTTATGTACCTCAGATAGCAGCGCGCCTTCTTCCAGGACTTGGCGTGAATCTCATAGACGTGGATCTTACCATAGAGCAACGTCAACTCAACATGATTGCAGTTAGAGATCATGCATTGATAGGGCATCTACATCAACTTCCTGCCGTCCTTGCTCACGTGCTCGAGGTAGCAGCGCGCTTTCTTCCAGGACTTGCCGTGATCGCCATAAACGTGGATCTTGCCACCAATCAGGTACGGGAAGACCTTGCCACAGCCGGAGATCGTGCAACGGTATGGCATCATCGACCCTCCACCAAGGGGCAAATCACTGGACAAAAGAGGGGTAAAATCGACCTGATGCTGCTGATTACAGATAATACACCATTATGCTCGGTATCCACCCTATTATTAAAATCAAAAACTTCATTAGGGATACGAGATTCTCCTGTAATATCTGTTATCACTGTTGTTCCCCCTGTTTCTTGAGGAAATCTCCTAATGGAACCGTGATGTCTGTCTTGTGGTATGCTTCGAAGTCCGCAGAGAATCGGATTCCTCGCCACGCCCTGACCTGTTTGCCCCCGATTCGCGGATTGAATTGTCTAGCTCGCGTGAGTGTCGGCAATCTTCGCCCGATTTCTCCCTTCTCAAATGGCACAAGATCATGAGTTTCGCAGAACATCAAATAGGCGGTGTAGAAGTCCTCGTTCGAGGCAAAATATTTCAAGTCAAAAGTCGTGTGTTGAGTAGTAAATGCCCGCAAACTGTCGGTCTGCATCACCCATTCCTTTTCAATCTCCTTGCTCATCGAAGTAGTCGTGAACTTCCCGTTTTTTAATAGTCGTTTCAATCCCTCAAGCGCCCAGTTTAGGAATCCCGACAACTCCTGCGAGGTGGTCAATTTCTCGATGATGCGCGGATCCGTCTTGGGATCGTTCTCTGCAAAGACCCGTGAGAATTTAATAAGAATCCACCGTCGCCAGAACGCCTCGGTTGTGTCCTCGATTCGGGGCAACTCATTTGCCGAGTAAAGCAACTTGGCATAGTTTCTGAACGTAAAGGGATTCTTATGTTTCTGCTCGGCCCAGATGAGATCCTGCCCCGTGAGCATCTTGAAGACGCCCGTATATTTCAGCGGGATGGCTGAAATGTCTGCATGGATGTTCGCCAATTTTCCATAGAGTTCAGCTTTTGTGAATCTGTTAGAGACCAAATCGTGGAGGGACGGCGTGGCGACATTTTCCTCTCCTAGAAGGGCAGCGATGAGTCGCAACATAGTGGACTTGGCGTTCGCACCAACCCCTAGAAACATGATAGCCTTCGCGAATAGGTAATCCCGCAACAAACAGTACCCGGTAATCTCCTGCATGAGTGGGATATCGCTTTCCTCAAGGATTTCGGTTAGGAACCGTGTGATCGCTGGGTAAGTCGCGTTGGAGTCATATTTTACGGGGAGTTCGTTCGTGAAGATGATATCTGGCGTATGTTCTAGCAACTTTCCGCTCTCGATGTCCAAGATACCGTTCTCTACGTTGATTAAATATTTGGGCGCTTCAAACTTCTCTGGCTTGGTGTAGGTCGTCTCTCGGATATGCGAAACGACTTCATTTACCCAGCCCTCTTTTGCTTTGTCTCCGAGGATTCCCCTGACCTCGGCACGGATGAGTTCTTCCCCATCTGATGCGTATGATCCATTCCCATAGGCCCAGATGACATGGCTCTGCTTATGCGTGGCAAAGCGATTCTTAGACATCACCAGCGCGGCGACCTCCTGCGGCACGAACTTGAACTTGCCTTCGTCATCAACCAGCGATGGGTCGACCATTTTCAACCATCTCTTTGATTATTTTTTTTGGAAGTGCAGAACGCGGACACACGGCCGCGCCGAGAAAATGACAATATCGTATGCAAAAATCGAGCGTAGTTCTGTAATTGTAGCAATGTGGACATTTAACTTTCCCAAAACGTCCGACAAATTCTAGGTCTGCTTGCGAATAGTCGGGTTTATTCATACTCACCGTCTCCCCCACCCAGCGATTATTGCTCCTACCACTACGCTAAGCAACGTGAGAAGCGAAATGATAACATACTCATAAAGTTCCATCGTCACCGTCTCCTCGCCCCGTCAATGATTTTCGATGCCTCGCTTTTGGTCAGCCCCTCCTTCACCCCGATGCCGAGATTCCGCAGGTACTCCAGTTGCGCCGGAGTGGCCGGCACCTTCAGCAGGGAGTCGAGCCGCTCGTGGAGCTCGGACGTCAGCATGATGTCGGACAGGCAATGATGCCGGATGGCGTCCAAGTCGCCGGCCTCCCACATCTCAGGGGCGAACTTGCCGGACACGGGGTTGTATGTGATCCTGAAAAAGTCGGCGAGCGTCTGGAGCGACACCTTGCTCCCGTTGAGCAACCTGACGACGATGTCCATCAGGTCGATCCGCGGCCGCGCGATCAGCCGGGACGGGTTGAGCTTGTGCTTCAGGCACCGCAGGACCAGGAACCCGTAGTCGAACCCGATGTTGAACCCGACCAGGCCGTCGTCGACGCTCAGGAACGCCAAAAAATTTTCGAGCATCTTCTTCTCGTCCCTGTCGATGAAGTATTCGATTTTCCCCTCGCGCATCGCCCCGATGCAGATGATGCGGTGGACGATCGCGTAGAGGCCCGTTGTTTCGCAATCTAAATAAAGATCCGCCATTAGGTTAACGCCTTCCTTTTTCTAGGAATCCTAAATAATTCCGAGGAACCGTTTGGGAGTCTTAGGCAGTACACTTCTTTTTTTCCGAAACCGTGTGGGGGATATGGTCCAGTGATGCTCGACGCATACCCGAGACTTTTAACCAAGTTTGATATATCTTTGAGTCCTGCCTCGTTCACGGATTGCGCTGTTATTGTTTTTCGTTTCCCTTCCAATCTAGCGTATCCATCAGAATCAAAATACCCTTGAACGAGCGCGAGTCTGATCGCCCTAGATGTGTTGAAGAATGATTTGGGAATGTACCAAGAATTTGCATCTATTCTAAACTGATAGCAGATTCTACTTAGATCTGCTGAGATAACCATTAATTTGAAATAGTCATGGTATCGCCCGCAAATGAGACGCCGTTCTAAATATTTGTGCGTCTCCAAATCAAAAGCGGATTTAACAGCACTAGAAAATGTTTCCACAAATTCTTCATCAACAGTTGTCATCTGAATTCCTTTCGGGGTACTGCCTTTTTCTTTGGAATTATACATTAGGGACGCATCACCCAACAAACAACCAAAAATATAAGCAGCGTTCTCGTTTTCCCACGGCAGAGGAATATTTCTTTTGGTATAGTTCCATGGAATGTGTCCCTTCGGGAATTGACCAGAATTCGGTCTGCCGAGACAATGGTTAATCATGCTCTCCCCTTCTTCATCCCGCACCCTTTTTCGTCCTGCCACGCGGCGCATGTCGGCCCGGTGCACTTCTCCTGATGCAATGCTCCGTCCCGGACGTAGGATCTGAGCGGGCAGTCGAGCTTCGCGTAATCGGGGCGGTGCGGCTCGGTGCGACCGTCGGCGTAGCAGATAATTGTGAACGGTATCAGATGGCCCCCTTCTCCACTTCCAAAAGTTTCCGCGCCATGTTCCATGTTTTTCCGTGTCTGACCAGGAGGTGAGCGCACCCTTTGTTTATTTGTGGAAACGTTTTACCGCAAATTTTACAGCGGCACGATTTAGGATTCCAAAGGTTACCCATCTACCCCACGTCCTCCACTTTTGCAACCGCCATCTCGATGTCGCGCTGCCCCTTGTCGAAGAAGCGTCCGCAACTGTAGCACCTCATCCCCTCGAAACTCGGCGTGCCGCAGTGTCTGCATTTGCGGAAGTTATTGGATAAGCGTGACTTTGAAAAAATCAGGGGGCGACATTGGGCGTTTGCCGCCCCGTTCATGGCCGACATGGTTTCCACCTCAGGGCATCGGCTTCAGGCTGTCCCGCTGCACCCGCGCGAATGTCCCGGACTTGGTCTCCTCGTTCACCGTCACGAAGGTGCACGGCTTGTTGAGGAGGATCGCTTCCACCTCGATCTCCTTCCCGATGTCCAGGCCCGACCCGAACCGCTGGCACAGTTTCCCGAGCGCCGATACGGGAGTTATGTTCGCCGGGTATCCCGCTCGTAGCTCCACGCCCTCTTTCTTCTCGAGGACATACACATCGAGGTAGACGAACTTCCGTCCACGTTTCTCGCGCGGACTCTCCTCGAGCCGCACTATCGTCCCCTCGTGCAGTCCGTCGGCGACTTGCTTGGGCGCCTCTACTTTGTACTTCAACCCCATACCACTCCCTCCTGTTTTGTTTTTTTCAAAATCGGTCGAGCGCGAATCTGGAAAGACGGTCGAGCATGAATCGGGGTGAGCGGTCGAACGCAATCCTGTTTCTTGCCCGCTTGGGCTGGCCTCATCGCCGATTTTCCCCAAGTCCTGCGTGTCATCCAACGAAATGTTCATCCGATATGCGAGTAGCGAGGCAGCGCCAGCGTCCGTCACAAAACCATAAAATTCCCGCTGCACTTCGTAGATTTTGGTCATGATCTCGTCGTGGCAGAGTCCTGATCCCATCATAATCTTATTTATGATTTCCTCAAATGCCAACATCTTTTCTCGCCTTCTTCACCAATCGCTCAAGGTACGGCATATTCTTGCCCTCCTTTTTTGTTTTAGTCGCGGGTGGGGCGTTGGAGGCAGGACATGATAGCACTGCATATCCCACTGGCGCCCCACCCGTGACCTTGAGCCTATGATTGCAGAACACGCAGAACTCCTCGTTCGCCAGGACGGGGAGCGTGCAGTCCGGGCACCTCTTGAAACCGTCCTGTGGAAAATCTCCGTTTGGTGTCTGCGGTGAATCCCCATTATCTGGTTGCGGTGGATCGTGACAATGCTCCATCACTCACCGCCTCCCAGGGAACCAGATATACGCGTCTTCCCACTTTTGCCCCTTGACCCTTCGTCGGCGGGGCCGGGCGGATGCGCCAAGACCGGATGCTGGCAGACTTGCAGGTAAGCTTCGCTGTCCAATCAAAGTTCCACCCGGCCCCGTTTTTTTCTCCCCTTGGAGGATCGAGATGATTTAGCGGCGAGTTCGTGAGCGGCCTTGACTCTCAGGCCGTCCTCCATTTTCCGCAACTCTGAACATGTCGCGGGGTTCTCCACGCCGCACGGGATGGGGCACAACTTGCACGATCGGCGGCCGCTCGGGTAGCGATTCCCGGCATACTCGAACTCGCACGGCGGGAGGGCGTCGAACTGCAACACGGAGGTGGGTACGCTCATTTTCTGTCCTCCACCCATTTACAGCTCTCCACCACCTTCAACAACTCGACCACGCCGTACCTCGGAAAGACGCGCATGTAGTGCCCCGGCCTGATGCCGAGAGTCTTTGCCGTTTTCTTAGAAAGGAGCACCATCCGAGAGCGAGTGTTTTTAAAACTAGGAACAGAGTCTACTCGGGCCCGTGGTCTAGCGGTTATGACGTCGCCTTTACAAGGCGAAAATCGAGGGTTCGAATCCCTTCGGGCCCACTTTTTTACCAAGATCGCTTAATAGTCAATCATATGCAAAAAGTCGAATTAGCG